CTGTCTTCTCATTGATTTCTGCTATAGTTGAAATAATTTCTTCTCTAAGTTCTTCGTAGAATCCCCAAATGTCTTCAATATAAGTCTCTGCATCATGAATAACATACTTAGCCTGAACATCTTCCGGTAAACACTTAATATCATTTGTTTGTGCCAATTCATCAAGATATTCTACTAACTTATCTTCATAGCCAAGTTTCTTAAGCCAAACCTTACATGATGCTTGTAATGCTTCTCCGATTTCATGTCTCTCAATAGAACGAGTTTTGATTTTTCCATTTACCTGTTCACAATCTACATCAACATACTTTAAGAATGAGAAACAACATTTAATCTTTTCTTTCGGAATACCCATCTGTCTTAATCCTTCGCAGTAAAGAACTAACTGAGCTGAGTGATCTTTTAATGCTTTTGCAGAATAACGAGAACTAGTCTTAAAATCTGTGATAATATAATTACCATCAGAATCCTTATGCATACAGTCTGCGTATCCCTGGAATACAATATCATCTGTAATCTTTATCGTTAAAAATTGCTCCATTACTGTTTTATTTTGAATGGGATTAAAGTTTGTAAAATAATGCATTATGTCCTTATAATACTTATTCTTTATATTTTCATTCTTTGTGCTATCACTTCTATCAAAACACAATCCTGCAATTTCAATATTAGTTGTAAAAGCATCATCAAACTCTTCTTCCAAGTCCTCATACTTTAATTCATTCTGATAATAAGCTTCTAAGCAAGAGTGCACAGCATTTCCAAGGCTTCCGTATGCTGACGGCTTCTCATTATTCTCAGGCTTTTTTTGCAAATACTTAAGCATCCATTCATACTTTGACGTTCTATATGTATCAAACTTACTAAAACTCCAAAGTTGCTTTACGCCATATTTATGTTTAACTTTTTCAAGTTCTTCGAAAGTTAATCTCATCTTTTTATTCCTCTCTTTATTATTTTAATTAGTTATATTATGCTTCATCGAATTCTCGTATGAATATTCGCCAAAGTATTTTTCTTCAGCTTCTTTTCTTGCTTTAATAGCATCTTCAATAATTAAATATCTTCCTAAATAAATTTTTTTATTATTAATTCCTATATGTGCTTCCCATTTTTCATATCTTTTATTCCAGCTAACACCTATATGACCACTTGAATTATTTTTAGGTTTATCTTTATTCATACCATTTTTACTATTATCTACAATTCTAAGTTCTGATTTTCTATTATCAAAATTAATATGTTTAATATGGTCTACCTGATCTTCCCTTTTTGTTAATCCTAATATAATTCTATGCATTCTTATTGTGCTTTTGTTGACATTATCATTGGATACACAATACTTATCTTCATCGTATTCCCAACAATAATTTTTAATCTTATCATAATCTTCTAAATCAAAATAAAATGGTTCGCCTTTTAATGTCCATCCAACTCCATGTTCACCAGATAAGTCATAAGTATTATATTGTTTTTTAATTTTTGATATTACTTCTTGTTTTAAACAACCACAAGACTTACTTCTTCCACTATTTAAATTACATCCAATGATGTCATAATAGTCCTTTTCGTCATCCGGTAAATCTTTTTGACACTCACACCAACATTTCCAATAGATATGTCCGCTATTAGTCATTGATCGTTCTACAACATGCCAATTATTTATTTGTTTGCCTGTTAAATCATTTAATCTCATACTGTATCACCATTTAACTCTTCGTGTGTTTTACGCATTGCATATTCCTTTCTTTATTATTTTGATTAGTTTACTGTTTATTTTCTAAACTATTTATATATATTTGATGTTCTCGTTCATCATAAACAACTCTATGTTTAAACAAAAAATCATATATCTTGTTACATGCATCTGCCGGACTATCTTTTTTATCTAAAAGCCCCCATTTGTCGTAAATGTAACTTACTTTCCTTAGTCTAAAGAACTTCTCACAAAGATGGCGAATCTCGTTTATATTTACATCTTGGTCGAGAGCTATCACTATTTCTTTGATATCTAATCCTAAAATCAAACGAACCTCTTCATCGCTAATACTCTTACCGGAAATTGCAAGTCCTGTACTATCAGTTTTAGAGTCACGTTTCAAAACCGATTTCTCACTCTCATAGATAACACAATATCCTGTTTTCTCAATATCAGCATAATTTTCATATAATCCGTAAGGACAAATCTTTTTCATACCTGGAGTTATATAATATTTCGTAATCCCAAGAAGTTCACAATCTTGAATACTACTTCTGCCATTCCATCCCATTAATTCACCGTTGATATATCTGTGTGGGAAAATGGTACGTTTCCAGCGATATGAATAGGCTAATCCAAACTTCTTAACTGTCCAAGGCATTATGCCCTCACGTAGCAAGTCAATATGTATCATAGGAACTAAATCTGTCAGCACACTCTCATCTAAAGATTCAAACGTACAATCCAATACATTCCTACATTTCTTCTTACTTGCTGCTTTCTTAAATATTGCTAATGGGTCATACTTGGGTTTATCATCTTTCGGTTCTTCTTTTTTAAAAGTATACTTTAGTCCAAGAAGGTTATGTATGTACTTCATTGTTTCTGCGAAAGTTATCTTCTTGGTTTCTTGGACTAAAGCGAATAAGTCTTTACCGTCTTCTATGTGAATGTTTCTTGAGTATGAATAGTAATTAAGATATAAATTATTCTTTATTATCACCCCTGAGGGATTATCACCATCTGGTTGACAAGCTGTAAAATAATCTTTATATGGGTGAAACTTTATGGAGTGACACCCAATGTCTTCAAGAATTAACTCTATTTTATTTTCAGTCTGAATGAATTCTTTTAACTGTTGTGATGTCATCCATAGTTCTCTCCTTTTAAAAATCTATAGGTACATTACAAATACCAATTTCTTTCATAACATTTCTACTCATGTCATGTTCTACAACAATTTGATATGTATTAGCGGAACCTTCACGATTCTTAATAATAAACAATATTTGATATCTTTTATTTCTATCTAAATGAACTGGAATCTTGGTTTTGTTATTTTTTCCTTCCATACGATAAACTTTTAACTCACGTTTTTCACTAGGATATTCGTCATCATATAGATCTCTTATCATAATGCACGTACTTGCGGGGTCAATGATATTCTTCGACATACCAATGTTATCCTGAGTATAATATCTTTGCTTAACACTACCTTTTGCTAACTGAAATGTAATTAAAATATGTACATTCTTATTCTCAGCTTTTATACAATCGTTAATCTCTACCATTTTTTGCTGAAGGTCTAACCAACTATTATCAGTAACTTTTCCGGCATCCATCTTATATGTATCAAGTAAAAAGTATTTAACTCCCATTGACGAATACTTATTTATGAGTTTGATTACTTTAGAAGTTTGATATTGTTTGAATGGAACAACTGTAATTGTGTGATTCTTTGTTTGTTCAACTAGCCAATCAGCAGCAAGTTTAAGATTTGTTTTTACTTCATCTGTATACTTTCCATCTCTAACAACATGCTTTTGTAAATCAAACTTAATAGCATTGTTAGCTATATAAACCAAAAGTTCACGCTGGTATTTCTTCAAAGAGTCCTCATTTAACATCAGTACAATTTTCTCTTTGTTTTTAATGATAGACGGTAGTGTAGATGTACGAGCAAATGTACTCTTACCTACGTTTGAAAGACCGCCAACCAATGTGATAGATCCTAAATATTGTCCACCGGTTTCTTTTGTAAGAATTGGCATATTGCTATACGGAAGTCCAATTGCCATTCCCTCATCTAACTCATCAATAAGATCATATATTCCATCTGCAATATCTTAAGTCTTAATATCAGAATCAATATTTACAAATGTATCATTAAGCCACACTTCATATTCTTGATATATATCTTCTGCTGTCATATCACAAAACTCACTAAGCCTTTCTGATACCCCAAATCCTCTTTTAACAAGCTTCTGTAATGCAGACCACTTACGAAGTTCTTGTACATAAGAATCAAGGTTTTCTTCTTTTACATAAGAGCCAGCAGTTTGAACCATTGCATATTCACCGTACTCAATATATTTTGCTTCAAGTTTCTTATGCTTGGTTAAATACAAACCAACTGTAATATCATCTAATGTTTGTTTTTTCTCAGTAATAATAATTTCTTTGGCAATCTCGAAATATACACGCCAACAATTGTTACTGAAGTCTTGTGTTTCAAGATTGATGTTCCGAAGATATTCCGGATTTTTATATATAATTCCTACAATGTTAGCCTCACAAGCTTCTTTGTATTCATTTATCTTCTTTAAT